GACGATAAAAACCCCATCGGGGCTCTGCAGTCGGAGAGCTTCGGCAGCTACTCCTACAGCCGAGGAAGCGCGGGCAGCGTGACCGGCGCGGCGGGCTGGCAGGGGGCATTTGCCGGGCGGCTGAACGACTACCAGCGGCTCACAAGTGAGGTGATGGTCTGATGCTGACGGACTACTTCGAACCCTTTGTGATGCAGGATTGGAAAAGCGCCCCGGACGGCTTTGGCGGCCTGACATGGGAATTGACCGACGGCGCGGAGTTTATGGCGGGCATCACTACCAACAGCTCCAACGAGGCACAGATCGCCATGCAAAACGGCATGAAGACCATCTACACCATCGTCCACCCCATCACCTTGACGCTGGAAAAGGACGACCGGGTGAAGCGGAAGAAAGATGGGCGTTTATACCGCATCACCTCCAACAGCGCCGATATGACCACCCCCGGCGTGGCGCAGGTGCAAAACAGCCAAGTGACTGCGGAGGTGGTGGAGCCGTGACGGGTTTTCACAAGGCCCTGTATACCTTTTGGAGCGGCTTTTCCTCTAGTGGGAAATCCATCCCGGCGTATCTCTCCGGCCATGTGCCGCCGAAGACCCCATTCCCCTACATCACCTTTGAGGTGGTGGAAGGGGATTTTTTAAGCGACAATATCCTGACGGCATTCGGCTGGTTCAAGGCCGAAAGCGGAGGGAATGTCAACGCGGATGCCGCCGACTTTCTGGATTCCGTAGAGGCGGCCATTCCCCAGGAGGGGGCCGTCCTCCCCGTTGGGGAGGGCTATGCTGTGCTTTGCCCAAACGGCAGCAATTTTCTCTCCTACGAGACAGACCCGGAGGACAGAGACATTGTTGGCGGACGGGTATCCTATGAAATCCACTACTATCTATTAAGAGAAAGGAAGAAATGAATATGGCTTTGGGCGACGAATTTAAGTCCTCCGGCATTACGGAAGCCACGCCGGGCAACGTGCTCTTTGGCGCTGGCACGGTACACGCAGGCCTTGAGTTTAAGGCCGGGACGTGGAATTTTGCTGAATCCCTGCTATGCGCTACCAACGGCGGCAGCAAGGTTAGCATCACTAAAGAACTGTACGACGTGCCCGTAGACGGCGCGCTCGTCAAGATCAGGGAGCTGGCCGTGAAGGTGGGCGAGACGGCCACCATGGAGATCAAGCCCTTGGAACAAACCCCCGATCTGATCAAAAAGACCGTCATTGCGGACGAGGCAGCGTCCACGACCGCCACCGGCTACACGGAGCTGAAATCCCGTGGTCTGATCAAGACCGGCGACTACGTGCAGAACCTTGGGTTTGTGGGCAAGCGGCTGGACGGTACCCCCATCATCGTGGTATTTGACTATGCCCTGTGTACCTCCGGCTGGGAAGTGGAGACCCAAAGCAAGGAGGTCGCAACGCCTACCCTGACCTTTGAGTGCTATGCAGACCTGACCCCTGAGGCGGACACCCTGCCTTGGCATATCTACTACCCCACACCGGCGGCGTAAGGGGAAAGGGGCGGATGAACGCCATCCGCCCCTATTTTTGAAGGAGGAAAACAAAAATGAACGAAAAGACCTATACCCTGCGGATGCTAAAGGCAGACGACTTGTTTTCGGTGCTGCGCATCATCAACAAGATCGGTCTGAACGAACTGAAAAAGTGCTTTGACGGCGAGAACGTGCGAAAGGCCATGGCGGACGCTGGCAAGGAGCAGGAAAGCGACTTGGCCGCCGCCGTTGGAATGCAGATCATGTTTGATGTGGCTTCTCTGGTGGTGGAGCGCCTGCCGGAGTGCCGAAAGGAGTTGTACCAGTTCCTCGCCTCCCTTTCCGGGATGAAGGAACAGGAGATCGCCGATCTTCCCATGGGCACCTTCGCCGGGATGGTCATGGATGTGCTGCAGAAAGACGAGTTCGCCGATTTTTTTTCGCAAGTCTTCAGATCGCGCAGCTGAACGAGCAGGATTTCTTCGACCTCGTTTTCCGCAGGTATGCCAACCCCTATCCCCTGATGGACGGAATGATCCGGGCCGGGAAGCTGTGCGAGTTTGTGGAAGGACTGGTCAAGCGGTACAACGATGAGCAACGGGAAAAGGTCATTTGGGAAATCTGGCTCCATCGGGTGTTTGACAAGTCTTTCCCGGAGTTTGTGGAAGAATTGGAAAAGGGAAAGGAAAAACCTGTCTCCACTGAGCAGGTTTTGGAGATCGTGGAGGATTCAAAGGCGATATTGGGAATGGTTATTCCAATGGCGGCAAAATAAAAAGAGCGGGTCAGCCGCTCTTTGAAAATTATTGAATGTACAGTTTATTCCAATCAAAACCTTCACCAAATTCGCCGGAGAAAAAGATTTGTCCGTCTTTGGTGTAGATGGTTCCTTTGTGGTACATGCCACTATCTGGATCAATGCAGCATTCCAAACGAAGGCTGCCATCTTCGCGGTATTCTTTCGCTTCATAGTGGCCATGATCGTTTGGTTCGGAGTTTGCCCATACGCATTGCCCCGTCCCTTCACGGACGAAGCCACAAATTAAATCGTTTTGCTTAAATTCTCCTATTTCTTCACGTCCATTATCCCAATATTGACCGCCGTCGCCGCTCATTTTACCATTTTCCCATTGCCCGATGTAATGCCAGTTAATTCCATTGGAGTTCGTCGTTTCGAAAACACCAAAACCGTGTGGAATGTCGCTCAAAGTTTCGCCAGAGTAGGTTCCTTTGCGGATCACATCCGGGAGTTCAAGAACATAGTCCATTTTGGAAACAAGTTCTACGGTGGTTTCTTCCGCTGAGGAAATAGAAAACAGACAGATAAGCATGAGAACCAGAGAAAGTATTTTCTTCATGGGGACGCCTCCTTTTAGGCGATTATAAAATTATGAAAATCGAAAAAGCAATGGACAAATCGGTATAAATCGCCGAAAAAAAGAAGGTGAATTAAATTGGCAGAATTGTTTACGTTGTTCGGGCGAATTGCAATCGATGCTTCCGAAGCCAACGAAACGATTGATGGCGTGAGCCAACATGCGGGCGGATTGAAAGGCAAGTTCGAGAACATGGGCGGCTCTGCGACTAAATTATTCGGGAAAATAAAAGGCGCACTGACCGCCGCCGCCATTGCAAAGGCCATTGGGGACATTGCCAAGGCCTCCATCAGCGCCTATGCGGATTATGAACAGATGGTCGGCGGCGTGGAAACGCTGTTCGGCACCAACGGAAAATCGTTGGAAGAATATGCCGCGGATGCGGGGAAAACCGTCGATCAGGTCAGCGACAAATATAATTCGCTGGTCAGGGCACAAAACATCGTTTTTGAGAATGCAAAGAAAGCCTATAAAAATGCTGGTGTTTCTGCTACACAGTACATGGAGACGGCAACGACCATGTCCGCATCCCTGATTTCCGGCCTAAAGGGTGACACGGAAAAAGCAGCTGAATATACTGACTTGGCTATTAACGACATGGCCGATAACTACAGTAAATTCGGCACAGATATGCAGCTCATCCAAAATGCCTACAGCGGCATTGCTCGCGGCGAATATTCCATGCTTGATAACCTGAAACTTGGTTATAAGGGTACGCGTTCGGAAATGAACCGTTTGCTCAAGGATGCGCAAAAGCTTTCCGGCAAAAAGTATAACATCAAAAACCTAAACGATGTTATCGAGGCTATCCATGTTATACAAGATCAAATGGGTATCACCGGCAATGCGGCAAAAGAAGCCTCCGAAACCATTTCCGGCAGCTGGAACGCTACAAAAGCCGCGTGGGACAACCTTCTGACAGGTCTGTCAGACGGGAACGCCGATATTGATTCGCTGGTAAAGGGGCTTGGAGAATCGGCATGGAATACCACAAAAAACGTTGCAAAAGCTGCCGGAAATCTGCTGGTGAATACTGGAAAAGTGTTCCAAAGCATTTTTACCATTGCCGGGAATGCCATTTCCGATGGTTGGCAAAACACCGTCTGGCCTTGGATTCAGAAGAATTTCAAGGCGACACTTGGCATTGATCTTCCTGACTGGCCCACCGTTGTCCAAAGCGTCAAAGATGGCTGGGAAACCCTGAAAACAGGCCTTGTGGATGCGTTCAAATTTGCTATCCAAGTCGCCGTTACAGATTGGGAGACCATCAAACAGACGCTTACTGATCTGTGGAATAATATCGTTGAGTGGTGGGAAAGCATCAAGAGCGCTCTCACCTTTTCCATCGTTCCTCAGTTTGGAACGAGTTTTGGCGATGCGGTCAAAAACACCACCCCTGCAAATATCAAGAAAGCGACGGGTGGTAAAACGCCTTGGCAAATGATCCAGTCCATTTGGGGAGGGGGAACCGACGGCCAGCATGAAGCCAGCGGTCTGCGCCGTGTCCCATATGATGGTTTCAAAGCCCGGCTGCACGAAAACGAAGCCGTCCTGACGGCCTCGCAGGCGGCAATCTGGCGCGGCGAAAGAATGCCGTCGCTGGCCGGAATCGGGGCCATGCCCGTGCAGACGGAGCAGCCCGTCAATCTGACCATCAATATCAGCGGGAATACCAATAACCCCTACGAAGTGGCACAGGCCGTGCGGAACGCCGTGGATGATTGGAGGTGGCGCGGATGATCCCAAAGGTGCGGTATGAAAACGACATCGGCAGCGTGACGTTCAACAGCGGCGCACCGGGCGCGTACATCGAAAAGGTCACGTCCTACGGGGCGCAGAACGTGGAGTTTCAAACCACCAAATCAAACCGTGAGATCGGCGAAGTGCTGCAGCACCAGAACGTCAGCCCGAAAACGATCACCCTCAAAGGCTCGATCAACGGGAAGTCTGACGGGCTGCGAGAGCAACTGAACCATGTGCTGGCCCCGCTGGCGAAAGGGCGGCTGATCTACAATGACGAATATGAAATGGAAGTGTACGTCAAATCTTCGCCGGATATCGACCGCCAGCCCTACGGGGCGAAGTTCAGCTTTAGTCTGTACGCCCCCTTCCCCTATTGGCGGGACGCAGTGCGGAAAAACAAAGTGCTGATGGGCTATGAGCCGCAGTTCATGTTCCCGTGGAACATTTCCGACCCAAACCCCTTCTACATGTCAAAATTGGCGCAGGTGGGCTATGTAACCGTCAACAACGAGGGCGAAGCGCCCGTGGGATGGACGGTGAATTTCCTTGCGCTGCTGGAAGCGAAGAACCCCTATGTGAAGAACATCGTGACCGGCGAAATGGTGCGGGTGATGCGGACAATGGCTGCCGGGGAGCAGGTGACCATCAGCAACGAAGGGGAGGAGCTGTCCGTGACCCTGACGGCCACCGACGGCACCGAAAGCGACGGGTTCCAGTATCTGGATATCGCGTCCGTGCCCTTCCGCTTGCAGCCCGGGCCGAACCATATCAAGACCGACGCGGATCAGGGCGGCGACACGCTGCGGGCCTCTATCAGCTTCCGCCCGGCCTATGCGGGGGTGTAGCGGATGATCCTGCATGTATTTGATGCGGACTTTGTGTATCGCGGCCAAATTGAGAACTGGATCGACCTGACATGGACGGAGCAGTACACGGACAAGGGCGGGTTTACGCTGGAAGTGTACGACACCGACAAATACGCCGGGCTGCTTCGGCGCGGCTGGTATCTGTACCGGGCCGACCGCCCCGCCGCCATGCTGATCATCAGCGTCAAGCGGGACACCGAGCAGAACACCATCACGGCGGGCGGGGACACGGCCTTGCACCTGCTGACATGGCGGACGATAGCCCACGCGGACAGCGTGA